CAAATATCATATGACAGTTCGTCTGTTAGGCGATTCGACATGGGAAGAAGTAATAGAATGAGTATAGAGAGTAACTTCTTAAACAAACAAAAGTTTTCAATGTTAATCGAAGAGACTGTGTTGAAAGACAAGATCTCTTACATGGATGCTATCATTGAGGTGTGTGAGCGTAATAACATCGATCTTGAAGAGGTCAAGAAGTACGTCTCGCCTGCCATCAAAGATAAGCTAGAAGCCGAGGCACGTCAACTTAATTACTTGCCAAAGCTAAACTCGTTGCCGTTTGATGATATATAATATGTACGGCATCGAAAAGATGTGGTATAATACACTTCAGCAATATTTCAGTTCATACAAAGGAAATACAAATGTCATTCGAAAATCTAAAGCGCAATCGCGATCAGATCTCTAAACTTGTTCAGGCCGCCGAAAAAGTTGGCGGTGCACCAACTGAACAAAAATCCTACGCAGACGAACGAATCTGGAAACCTACTGTTGACAAGGCAGGTAACGGTTATGCCGTACTTCGTTTCTTGCCCGCACCTGACGGTGAGGATCTGCCGTGGGTTCGTTACTGGGATCACGGCTTCAAGGGTCCTACCGGCCTTTGGTACATCGAGAACTCTCTCACCTCTATCGGTCAGACCGATCCTGTCGGTGAGTTGAACTCGAAGCTATGGAACTCTGGTTCTGAAGACGACAAAGAGACTGCTCGTAAGCAGAAGCGTCGATTGCACTATGTCGCTAACATCTATGTTGTCAGTGACTCTGCAAACCCTGACAACGAAGGCAAAGTCTTCTTGTTCAAGTTCGGCAAGAAGATCTTCGATAAGATCATGGACGTGATGCAGCCTGCATTCCAAGACGAGAAGCCTGTTAACCCGTTTGATCTATGGGAAGGCGCTGACTTCAAGTTGAAGATTCGCAACGTCGAGGGCTATCGTAACTACGACAAGTCTGAGTTCTCTTCACCTGCTGCTCTGTCTGACGACGACAGCAAGCTAGAGGCTATCTACAACAAGACGTACTCTTTGAAAGAGTTCACTGACCCGAGCAACTACAAGACTTACGCTGAGCTAAAAGCAAAGCTGATGCGTGTGCTTGGTCAAGAAGTTGAAGGTGGTGCACCTGCAATGCGTGAAGAACGTGTCATGAACGAACCTGTCTCAGCACCGGCTCCTAAACAGCCTGCCGTTGCAGCAGACATGGATGACGATGATGATACGATGAGCTACTTTGCGAAGCTAGCTAACGACGACTAAAAACAAAGGCTCCATGCATATGCTAGCATGAGAGCTACAGTCGTACCGTAAAGGTGAAAGACGGCCGCTACTAGTAATAAAGCTAGTACGGCCGTTACTACTTTAATATGAAAATCCACGTGTTGGATAGAATCGATTAGGATCTTTTGTATCAAAAACAGACGGTGAAGGCATGACGAGGCCTTGACTCGTAGAGTTACTTACAACCTTACTCGAGTTGTCTTGCACTACAACGACTTGCTTACTTGCAGCTGCACTCTCAGATGCTAACATAGAGATGGCAGGAGCAGTTGCTTGTACAGGTGGAGTCACTCTTGCTCTAGACATTGGTATCTTAAACGGCTGCCCTTCGATATCACTGTACATATAAGAATTTTTAGGATCGATACTACGTGTCTTGACCATTCCAGATGACGTCGAAGATACCTTTTCTGGTTTGTCACTGAGCAACCATCCTGCTAAAGTCTTAGCAGCCCAATCACCTCCATAAGCACCAACGCCAGCTCCTATTAAAGCTCCAATAGGTCCTCCAACTAAACTACCTAACAACGCACCTCCACCAGCCCCAACAAGAGCTCCTAGTGCGCCAGCAACTCCAGTGATCTTATTCTCTTTTGAATCGTTTGAGTTTAATATCATCGCGATGTCTGCAAGAGAGATGACTGCTCCTATTGCGCCTATCTTAGCAAATTTTCCAAAGTTAGGAAATTTCTTAGATGCTTGTTTTATCGGTTCAGACTCTCCAACCATTGAGATAGGAGCTTTAAATTGATTAGGCTTAAACTTGCTAGCAGCGGAAGCGGCAGCGGCACCTCCACCAGCAGCTGCGGCACCTGCTCCTAAAGCAGAACCTATACCAGAAGGTGGACGAGTACCTGATGGCTTCGGTTTTGATTTCGTGGCGTCTTTAGGACCTCCAAATGCTGCACTCAATGCTGCTAAAGCTGCAGCTGATAAGAGACCTCTGCCCGTCTTTGTTATTACAGCAAGAGTTCCTAGTCCTACTAGAAGTCCATCTAAGTTTTCAGTGAATCCTTTCCAGTCACCTGCTGTCAATCGCTCAACGGCTGTAAATCCTTTTCTAATATAATCAAAGAATCCGATAACGATTCCACCAATGTCTATCTTATCGTATTGCTCTGAGAACCACTTGAATGTCTGTGACTCTTGAACGTTCTTCCAAGTCTTTTGGATACTTTCCCAGTTATCCCTGATTACCATTAGAGCAAGAATAAATGGGCTTTTTCTTACTAAGAAAGATCCTAGCGCGATAAGCGGTGTCAACAAAGGACCAAGCAGAGGAATCTTCGATAGAATACCTGTGGCAGACGCTAGCAGACTAGACACCGCACCAAAAGCCACACCGCCGATTGCCCCGAGTGCGCCCATGCCAGGCAAACTAATGCCTGATGATTTACCTCTAGATTGTTTTACACCGCGAGTCGCAACTTCAATATCACGTTTGGCTTCACGTTCTTTCTCAAGATCATCTAGTCGAGAACCCCTGATCTCATCAACTAAGAACGTGATGTTTCGAGTCTGAACCTCCATCGTTCTGTTCTGATCTTGTAGTGTAGCATTGATGTCTGCAAGCGTTGTCATTTACATTCCCTGTTGTTTTGCTTTCTCGTTCTTTTCCTTAATGTCTTCAATTAACATAATTAAGTAGATCTCTCTCTCCCACGGTAACATATCTTCGATCTCACTTAGAGAGTAGTGAAAGTTCTGTAATAACTGAAAGTTCACTTTATAGTAGTTCTCTAAGTTGTCATGAGAGAGACACACTAAAAAAAATCTTCGAGGCCCTCCAATGTTCTTGTGTTATCGTGCTGACAGTTGACACACTTAAACTTGATATCGTGTGACAGCTTCGGTAAGTTCTGAACGAACTCACTGATCTTCTCAAACTGAGCAGATGTCAACGAGTCGATAAACTTCTCAACCTCTTCTCTCGGCTCATCTGCAATAGAGATGTTCTCGTCACCAGTCTGAACCGACTCGATACAAGATACGATGATGTCGATGATACTCTCTGTCTGAGTCTTGTCTTCAAGAGTCTTAGGATCTCTGATGAAGAAGTTATAGTCTGGATACTTTAGCTTGACAGCGATGTCTTTAGTGATCTGAACTTCCATGTCTCGCTTTTCAAGCTTCAACTTGACTTCTTCTAAGTTGACTTTGACTTCGTTTGGAGTCTCACACTCATTGCAGTCTATGTTGAGATCGATAGACTCACCGACTGACTTTGCTCTCAATTGTGTAAACACGTAATCTACGTCAAACGTAGTGAGCCTTAAAGGATTCACTTCTTCAACGCAAGCACCGATAGTGTCTAGCATCGCTTGAATGATTGCTCTTTTGTCTTTCGACTCAAATGCGATCATCAACACCTTCTGTTCTTTTACCAAAAAAGGTCTGAATCTCGCTTTCTTTCCTGTTGAAGGTATGATCAGTTCATACTTCGGTGTTGTGTTTAACTGTGGTAACGCCATGATTTACTCCTTTTCACGTCAACCAAATAATTGTCCAGGATTAATGTCTAATGTAATGAAGTTCTGAGACGGAGATATACGCTTCCAGTTCGTGAACGACAGTTGAACTGTCACTCTCACGATACCGTCTTGTTCGTTAGTGAAGTCGATCTGCTGCATAGTCGTAGGAAAGGCTTCTTCTAGCTCTACACTGTAAACTGAACCAGCGCCAACTCCTAAGTTAATTCGAATAGGACCTATTCCTTGAGACAGACCTACGATAGGTTTTCTCAACTGATGTATCTTCACAGACTTAGCATAGTCTTTCTTGTAACCAGGTTCGTATGTCTCGTTATTGAAGACCGTGTTCATCCATGCATCAAAGTAGTTCTTGACACCGTAGTCGTTCATCAGATAGAAAGTCATCGACACGTCGTCTACTGCATAGCCATAACCTACTTTTTCAACTACGTTTCCAATCCTTCTCTCTGATGTCAAGATCTGACGGCCTGGCATAGTGACAGACTCGCACAAAACGTTTAACTCACGAGAGCCAGATTGTGGCGCATCTCCAGTGATACCTGGAATCGAAGGTAAGAAGCCGGCAAAACCACCTAACAACCCAGCAAGTCCACCTCTTACGCCAAGATTAGGCAGTTCTACTAGAAAGTTATTATTACGAGCAAAGCCTAACTTAGCTGAGGCAATACCTTTTAACTCGTCGATCGTTGCCATTAGATGACCATCCTTCGTGAATCTCTATAGACTCGCTGAGCGTTTGATTTTCTCCAGATCGCAGTCGGTAAGAACGTAGCGATCTCCCACTCAGGAGCATAAACCTTTGCAACTCTACCTTTAATGTGTTTTGTAAGATAGTGTTTAAAGCAAGGCTCGTAGAACCTTAGCTTACGCATTCTCTGAAGTATGCTGTAAC